AATTTCTTTATTTCTTCTAACATATTGTAAAAATCCTGTATGTTATATATTTTGTTCTTTATAGTTAGTATTTGTAAGTCTATTATTATACTAAACTTTACGGTTATATAAGAACCATATACTATTTGGTTTAATAATGTATCTACTTGCGTTACTATTGTATATTCATATACCCCTTCTTCATAATCCATTAATTTAGAGTATATTTCGTATCCTATTATATGTTCGTTTCTATTTACTACACATATCTTAAATATATCTTTATCCGTTATTACTTCTACCTTTACTACGCTTGGGTCTTTTATAAAGTTTTTTATTACTGTAATTTTGTAGCTAGTATTTTTCATTTAATATGTCCTCCTTTTAATATGTTATATTTATATATTATATAATTTGGTATTAGGTTCTACAACTAAAAATAGGCTTAAACAAAAAAAAAGTAGGGGTTAGCCTACTCTTTTTATTTCTGTAAGTTTATCTTTAATGGGTCTTGTTCTTGGTCTAAGTTTGGGTCTAAGTTTGGGTCTTGGTTAGCTGGTACGTTTTGCATAAAATTAGGTTCAGTAGTCTGGTCCATACCTGCGTTATCTGCTTCGTTTAGTCTATCTACTTCTTCCGCTTTTTCCTCGTCGGTTTTAGTATCTCCCCATAACTCTTCTACTAATAGTTCGTTACTAATTATTTTAGCTGTCTTAGCCATTGCCATAGCGGTTATTACTGCTTCAAATCCTGGGCTAGTATATTCGCCAAATACTATACTTACCTCTATATCTTCTAAATCTTCTTCCTGCTGTAAGTAATAACTTTGTAGTGCTATCTTAACTAATTCGCTTAGAACGCTTTCTAGGGCTGTTATAATAGCGTTACGGGTGTATAATGTAGTCTTTTCTTTTTCTCTCTGGCTCTCTGCGTTATCTGTCTTTTTAAGGTCTATACCTAACGTACTTGGGCTTATAATACCTTGAAAAGCTAATTCTAACGCGGTGCTATAAGTACTATCGTAAGCTATTGTATTTATCTCTGGTTGTACTACGTCTATTTTAGGGTTGTAGCCCTCTCCTTGTAGTCTTCCTCCTGATATTGTAATAAAGCTATTAATAAAGTCGGACTTAATTTTTAAGTTACCCTCTGCGTCTTTTGGTATTAAATCTATCGGCATGTATACCTTAGTCCTACCTTTTCTTAACGCGTCTGCCCATTGGCTTATAGTTTCGTCTAAAAAGTCAAAGGCTTGGTCTTTCCCATCTAATATACTTTTACCTCTACCTTTATATAAATCGCTTTCCCATACTATAAAAGGTACTGCTAACATTATATCGTTTAATATAGGGTTACCTTGTTCGTCGTATTGTTCGTTTTTTATAAACATTACGTCTTTTAGGTTTCTAGTTTGTTCTAACTCGTTTAACTCTAATTTATTACCGTTAGTATCGCTTAATTCATACCTTATATAGCCTTTTCCGTATGTTTCTAACAGTACGTATTCCTTTTTATTTTCGTCTATTATTTCGGTTCTAAATAGTATTTCCGTTAGTCTGCCGTAGCTGTATTTGTAATCACATTTTAGCCCTTCGTAATATTCTATTAATGGGTATTTACTTATCTTGGAGTTGTAAGTTATTTTAAAAGCTCCGTCGCCCTGTGTTAGAGTTGTCTTCAAACTTTGTGATAATAAGTTATTAAAATTATTATCCTTTTTAATATCACTCCAAACGTCATTAAGCTTATCATTATTTACTGTTATACTATTTATATCATTAATGACAATATTAGCTAACGTATTTACTATAAGTGCTGGTGTCCCTGCGTGTATCTTTCTTACCTTTTCTGAATTACTAACATTACCCCAAAAACTAGTAGGGTCGTAATCGTAAATATTTCTAAATAATTGTTCTATTTCGTAGGCTTGTCCCCTTGTCCAAATAGTGTTTTTAATCTGGTTGTTTTTCCTACTAAGTGCTTCGTGTATTGTTATCTCGTAGTTTTCTGCCTTTTCTAACCTTAACCATTTCTTAATATTTTCTTTTAATTTTTCTATTACGTTCATTAAGTACACCTCCGTTTATTTTTGTAAGAATATTAAAATATATTCTAATATTAGTTGTAATATCCCATTAGCTCTGTCATTTCATAAAGTCCTGTTAATGCGTCTGGGGCGTCGTCTGTCTTCGCTTTGGCTGTTTTTTGGTATGCTACTATATCGTTAAAAAACTCTGGGTACCTAATATCCCAACCTGTTGGGAAGTAAACCCTTGTCATTACGTTATTACTATTACTAAGTATTCTGGCTACTTTGTTTTTGGTTTGGCTAAAGGTAGTTATTTGGCATGTATAGTTTTTTAACTCTTCTAATAATCTACTTATGTTTCTTGCAAACCCTCTGCCTCCGTTATTACTTTCTATTCTAGCGTCGGTTACTTTCCATTTTTGTAGTAGGTTTGTTAATGCTGGTTCTGTATACTCCATAGCTTCTTTAGTATGTAGTACGTCTAATATATAAATGTTACCTAATCTATCTACCCCTGCTATAATACTGGTTAAGTTATCAAAGCCTGTATCTGCTGTATCTGTATAGGATATAACCCTATTAAAATGCGTATGTATGGTCTTGTTTTCCTTTGCTAGTGTATTTACTAGGTCTGCGTAGTTATAATCGTTAAAACGCGTATAAAGGCGTCCCCTGGTATCTATTGGTACTTGGTTATAGTTGGCGTTCCAAATCTCTTCGCTTAGTGTTTTCTTTTCTATTTTCATTCTTTCCGTAGTCATGTAAGCCTCGCAAAAGCTTCTACCTTGCTCGTCTTCTGCCTTTATACTTAATAGCTTGTACTTAATGTTATTATCGTCGTAAAACTTCATTAAACGCCCGCAAAGGTCCTTACTATTCCATCTTGTAAACGTAACTAAAAGCTTACCCCTTATACGTGTTTTTAAGGTATCTGTATAAAAGTTCCAGTGTTTTTCTAATTCGTTATCGTTGTAGGCTTGTTCGCTGCTTCGTATTAAATCGTCTATTATACATAAGGTACTACCAAAGCCTGTAAGCGTACCGTTAGGGCTTGTACTTAACATACTATCCTGCTTGGCTCCCTCTATACTCCATAGTTTGGCGGAAGATGAACCCCGCTTAATTTTAATGTGTGGGAAGATGTCTTTATATACTAAATTGTCTGGGTCTGTTTTTACCTCGCTTATATCATCTCTAACCCTTTTACCAAACTTAGTACTAAGTAATTCGTTATAAGATATGGTTATAATCCTTTCGTTTGGGTTCTTACCTAACGCCCATTTCTTAAAGCTATTTACTCCAGTAGTCTTCCCGCTTTGTGGTGGTGCGTTTATAATTAGTATAGCCCCGTCGTCTGGGTCTTCGTACCATTCTTGTATGATATTACACATAGTTCTAAGGTAAGGTCTATTAGCTGTATATAGCTCTGGTATGCTTGTCTTTGAAAAATAGTATAGGTTCTTTCTTGCTAATTCTACTTCTAACATTTGTCTTATTATTTCTTTATTGCTTGGCATCTACATTGTCCACCTCCTCTAACGTTTTATACATAGCTTCTAACTCTTCTATACTTAACTGCGCAAACGCTCCCGTATCTACTCCGCTGTAAGTATCGCTTACGGCTATTATTTCGTATAAGCTGTCTAACGCTTTTTGTTTATCGTATAATGTTATTTTTATACCTATACTAGTCTGTTCTATTGCTTTTATCCTTTTTCTTTGGTCCTTTGTTAGTGTTGCTAAGTCTTTGTACTCTATTTCGTAATAACTAGTAACTAATTCCGCTGGTTGTCCGTTTTGGGTCATGCTATACGTTTTTTTTTCTTTTTTAACTATTGTTAAATAATCGTATATATCTGCTTCGTTTATGTTAATAAGTTCTTTTATAATGTCTTTTACTGTTATTTCTACTCTATTTACTTGTTTCATGCTTTCTATGTTCTGTAACGCGTCCAACTCTTAGCACCTCCTTGCTTTTTGGCGTTATATACCCTATTGTAGCTTATATCTTATATTATACAGGCTTTAAGGTTCCTATATAACTTACATAATATATACCTATACTATATATATACTTATCTACATATAAATAATTAAACCTTTAACTAAGGGTAAAACTATATATATAAAAAGGTATATATATGCGTATGTTATATGTATATATGCCTTAAAG